GCGACGGGTCCGCGGATCCTGAGCTGATCCAGGGCCGGGTGCTCGTCGACTGCGTGATCGGCGGTCAGCCGCTGAAGATCAATTCGATCGCGGAGGGCCCGTCGGAGCTGCTCGAGCAGTACTCCGGGTCCGCGGTGGACCTCAACCAAGACGCCGTCGCGGCTGCCGCCCGCGCGGGCGGGCTCGTGGTGCCCGTGCCCGCCCCGGTCGACGTCGAGGAGTAGGGCCGTGGCCTGGGAAGTCACCACGCCCCGTGAAGGGGAGCCGGTCAGCCTGGCGCAGGTTCGTATGGATCTGCGCCTCGACGGTGACGACAACGTCGAGGACGACCTGCTGAAGGACCTGCTGTCGGAGGTCACCGACTTCGTGGAGCTGACCCTGAATCGGGCCACGCTTCCGCAGAAGTGGCGCCGGTACATGGCGGCGTTCCCGGACGGCGTCCTGCACCTGACCGGCGCGCCCTTCACGGCGATCGACTCGATCAAGTACCGCGACCCCGATGGAGAGCTGCAGACGCTCGCGCCGGAGGACTACATCGCGCTGCTCGCGGAGCCGACGAAGGTAGAGCCCGTCGAGGACTGGCCGGACACGGCCGAGCGGATCGACGCCGTGGAGATCATCGTCAGCGCCGGGTACGCAGATGCGGACGCCGTCCCGGGCCCGATCAAGCGCGGCATCCGGGCGCTGGTGGCGCACCACTTCCACAACCGGCAGCCCGTCGTGCAGGGCGCGGCCCCGGAGGAGCTGCCGCTGCACGTGCAACACCTGCTGTTCCCGTACCGAGACGGCAGCCTCATCTGATGCGGTACTCGATCGGCGAGCTCGACCAGCGCGTCGAGCTGGTGAGCGTCAGCACCGAGAAGAACGAGTACGGCACGCTCGGTGAGACCGAGACGTCGCTCGGCACGGTGTGGGCGCACGTGCGGCCCATGTCTGGTCGAGAGCGCGATCACGCGCAGCAGACGGATGCGCGCGCCGACTACCTCGTCGTGATCCGCACGCGCGGCGATCTCTCGGAGAAAGACCGCATCGTCTGGCGTGGCGAGACGCTCAACGTGCGCTTCGTGAAGCATCGCTCGAACCGCGAACAGTTCATGGAAATCGAAGCGGAGATGGGGGCGCCGTGAGGCGTCGCTCCCGCGTAGAAGGCGTCTCGAAGCTGCGGCGGAAGCTGCGACGAATGCCGGATGCGGCCACCGACGCTGTTCGAGAGGAGCTGGCGGATGGCCTCGAGCAGATCGAGCTCGACGCTGTTGGAATCCTTGCGTCCCGGGGCAGCATCGACACGGGCGATCTGGTCCGCAGCGTCGAGAGCAAGCTCAGCCGGGACGGCCTGACCGGCATCGTCGGGCCTGGCGCCGGCGCAGCCGAGATCGTCCGCAAGAAAGCGGGCAGCGCCTTCGGCGCCGGGTCCGTGAGCATCCGGGCGAGCACTCGCGAGGCGCTCTGGAACTACTTCAAGGGCTACTGGATGGAGTTCGGCACGAAGGGCTCCGACGACGTCCCTCCGCAGCCTGCGCGCCCGTTCATGACGCCGGCGTTCGACTCCAACAAGGGGCGCATGGTGCGCCGAATCCGCACCAGTGTGGACAAGGCGCTGAAGCGCGTGGCGAGGGGCGGGTAGATGGCTGATCCGGGCCTCGCGCTGCACAAGGCGCTGATCGTGGCGCTCGCGGACATCACGGACGGGGGCCAAGACGTCGAAGTCTACGACGCCGTCCCTCAGGGCGCCTCGCTCCCGTACGTGACTCTCGACTTCAGCGTCTCGAATCGCGCCGACCTCCTCAACGACCGCCGTGACGACAGGTTCGTGTACCTGAACGTCTGGAGCGAAGTGCGCGGTCAGGAGCAGGTGCTACGAATCCTCGGGGAGCTCGACAGCAGGCTGCATCAAGCCAGCCTGCCCCTGGATACCGGGCGCGTGGCCTGGTCACACGTCGAGCAGAAGCTCACCCAGCGTGACGCCGACAACGTCACCTTCATGGGTCGCATGACCCTTCGTGTAGTCACGGAGCACTAGGAGAAGACCATGTCCGAGACCATCAGCGGCGAGGGCGCGCTGCTCTCGATCGGCACCACCGGTGCGGGTACGAACCAGACGGAGTTCGAGGCCGATACCTACGACGTTGTCGGTCAGATCGGTGAGATCGGCGAGTTCGGCGTCCAGCGAGGCGAAGCCGCCTTCACCGCGCTGAACGACGGCCTCACGCGCCGTGCGCGTGGCAGCAAGGACGTCGGCCTCCTCGCGCTGACCGTCGCTCACAAGCCCGGTGGCGAGGCCGGCCAGAATGCGCTGAAGGCAGCATTCGAGGCCGCTCAGGGCGCCGACGAGTTCAACTTCCGGGTAACGCTGAACGATCAGATCACGCCTTCGACCGGGAACCCGACGACCCTCTATTTCCGCGCCAAGGTGATGAGCCGCCGGATCCAGAACATCGGGACCGACAACACGGTCACGTGGCAGATCCAGCTCGCAATCAACACGATCCCGATCGAGGTCGCAGCAGCATGAAGGGGGGCATCGATCACTCGATACCCCTCGATCTCGGGGAGAACACCTACTTCCTGTCTCCGTCGCTCGAGGTCATGCGCAAGGTTTGCCGGCAGTTCGGCGGTCTCGTGCCTGCGCTCGGGGCTATCCGGAACGGCGACTTCGAGGCGGTGGCCTTCATCGCGAAGGCAGGCGCCGATCTCACGGGGAAGGCCGCCACCAAGTTCGACCAGCAGCTCTTCGAGGCCGGCTTGGAGTCAGGTGCGATGGCCTGCATCGATCTCATCGACGTCCTTCAGAACCCGCTGGGGCAGACCTCGTCCGAGGAGGACGACGAAAACCCCTGACGGCGGCCGAGTTCGAGGAATACGTCTTCGGACTCGGCACCGGGTGGCTGGGATGGAGCCCGGACGAAACGCTGTCGGCGCCCATCCCGCTGATCTTCATCGCTTTCGAGGCGCGAATCGACGCCATGACGGGTCGCAACCGCTTCGCGAAGCCGAAAGACATAGGCGAGCAGGTGCTCGCTACGTTCAGGGCCATAGGAACGAGCATCGCCAATGACGACGGACCTGAATGACCTGCTCGTCCGCCTGGACGCCACGACCGAGCAGCTTCGCCGGGAGATGCGCCGCGGCGAGACCGAGGTCGACCGCTCCACAGGGCGCATGGACCGCTCACTGGCGCGGGTCGATCGGCGCTTCGAGAAGATCAACGCCACGGCCCGCCGATCGATGGCTGGGATCCTCGTGGCGACCGGTGCGGCCGCTGCAGGTGCAGGCGCCAAGCTCCTGCAGACGGCTCGGGACACGTCGATCCTCGAGGCGCAGCTGGTCACCGCCACCGGTTCGGCGGCTGCCGCCGCGGATCAGTTCGGCCGCCTCGAGGCGTTCGCGCGTGAGACGCCGTTCACGCTGGCGGAAGCTGTCGAGGGCTTCGCCAAGCTGACCAACCTCGGCTTGGCGCCCTCCGAGCGCGCGATGCGGTCCTACGCGAACACCGCGTCCGCCATGGGAAAGACGCTGCAGGACTTCATCGAGGCAGTCGCTGACGCATCCACGGCTGAGTTCGAGCGCCTCAAGGAGTTCGGGATTCGGGCCCGCAATCAGGGCGACACGATCCGCTTCACATTCCGGGGCGTGTCGACGGAGGTGCGCAACCGCTCCGACGAGATCGTCGAGTACCTGACCCGGATCGGTGAGGTGGAGTTCGCCAACGCCGCGAAGGAACGTGCGGAGACCATGGACGGCGCGCTCTCGAACCTCTCCGAAGGCTGGAATGCGCTGTTCCGATCCATCACGCGCACGGACGTCGGTGGAGCCATGGAGGACGGCATCCGCCGCGCGACGAGCATGCTCGAGGGCGCCTCTCGGATCATCGACGGAGTGCGAGAGGCGGATCAGGCCCTCGAGCTGAGCCAGGCCCGGGCGTCGCTCGGTGAAGCACAGCAGCGTGCTGCTGAGCTGGAGACGCGCCTTGAGGACGCGACGTCGAAGCTCCACGAGATGAATGCGACGCTTGAGGGCGGCGCGCGCGATAGGTTCCTTTCGCATCAGCGGGACGCCGTCAACGATCTGCGTGATCAGTTCGTCCAAGCGCAGCGTGAGGCCGAGCGCCTGGCCGGCCTCGTCGACGCTGGCGCCGCCGCGGCGAATCCGGCGACTCCCGCGCCGCGCCCTCGTCCCGCCCCCGGGATCTCCCCGTCCGTGACGTTCAGCACGGACGACTTCGAAGCGGCGCAGACGCGGATCCGCTCCACAGTCTCCTCCGTTCTGACGGAGACGGAGGCGCTGCAGCTGCGAATCGATCAGCTGCGGCAGGACATCGCCGACGGCTTCTTCCGAGATGCGCCCCTGGCCGCCGACGAGACGCTCGGTCGCCTTCAGCAGCGTCTGCAGACGCTTCGGGAGCGGGATCTCGGCGCCATCTCGGACGAAGTGCAGGAGGTGCAGGGCTACTTCGAGAACACGCGCACCGAGGCGGAGCAGCTCGAGGCCCAGATGCAGCGCGTTCGGGATCTGGCCGCCCAGGGCGTCTTCCAGGACGCTGCCATCGACGACGAGCAGGTGCTCGAGCGCCTTCAGACGCAGCTGGACGAGGTGAATCGCCGCGCGGACACGCTCGCGAACAACATCCGCGACCAGTTCGAGAACCAGATCGGCGGTGCCATGGAGGAGATGTTCGCTCGGGGCACGATCAGCCTCGAGAACTTCACCGAGGCATTCTTGCGCGACCTCGCGCGGGTGATGGCGCGCCTGCTGATCATCAAGCCGCTGGTGGACTCGATCGGGGGCTTCTTCGGTGGATTCGGCGGCGGCAGTGCGTCCGCCCCGGCTTCGACGCCGCCAGGCTTCGCCGTTCCGAGCGTCACGGCCGCAGCGCAGGGCGGCACGTTCCGGGTCGGCGGCTCTGGCAGCCCCGATTCGCAGTACTTCCCCATGAAGCTCTCGCCCGGCGAGCTCGTCACTGTCTCGACGGTGGGCCAGCAGGCAGGCATGGGCACGGAGGTGACGATCATCGACCAGCGCGGCAGCAATGCGCCCCCGGTGGACGTGACACGCCAGATGGTCGAAGGCCGGGAAGCGATCCGGGTGCTTGTGCGCTCGGAGATGGCTGCGGCCGTGGGTGACGGCAGCCTCGCGCGCGGCCTGGCCGCCACGGGCGTGCCTCTGCGCCGGAGGGGCCGCTGATGCCGACGTGGCCGAGCAGCCTGCCCGGCATGAATGTCGGCGGGTATTCGGAGCAGGCTCGGTCGGGGGTCGTGCGGTCGGAAGTTGGCGCGGGCCCGGACTATGTTCGGCAGCGGACCAGCGCGGTTCCCGTCGACATCGCGAATTCGCTCCAGGTCACGAAGGCGCAGCGCGCCACGCTGCTCGCCTTCCACGACACCACGTGCAAGGCCGGATCACTGTCGTTCGACTGGGAGCATCCGGTCACAGGCGACTCGGTCACGATGCGCTGGCGCTCGCCGCCGGCGATCAGCGCCATCACCGATGACCTGTTCCAGGCACGCATCGAGGTCGAGATCCTGCCCTCATGAGCCTCACCGATCTGGATGGCCTCCGCCAGGCGCTCGCCGAGACGGCCGACGAGGTCATGGTCGAGTGCCTGACGTTCGAGCACGCATCCTTCGCCAGCCCGATCCGGGTCGTGAACGACCGCGTGGATCTCGTGCGCGGGGCGCTGACGTTCACGGCCTTTCCGTTCGTGGTTCGGCTCCCGGCTCGCGCCGACGACAGTGTCGCGGAAGCAGACATCTTCGCCGACAACGTCTCTCGCGAGCTGATCGACGAGTTCCGAACCATCGAGGATCCTCCGAAGGTCACCTACGAGGCGGTGCTCGTGTCGAAGCCGAACACGGTGCAGGTCGGGCCGATGGAGTTCGAGGTCCGCGACTTCCTCGCCAACGCCGGTACGCTCTCGCTTCGCATCGCCTTCGCCTTCGAGGTGCTCGGCGAGCGATGGCCGAAGGACAACTTCGCACCGTGGAATTCTCCCAGTACGTAGGGCGCCCGTACGCGCAGCCGTTCGGATGCTTCGAGCTCGTGCGCAGCGTCGTCATCGAGCAGCTCGGCGTCGAGGTCCCTGACTACGCATCGGCGATCACCGAGGCGCAGCGCACGGCGGCCTTCCTGCTGCTGATGGATCGCCACGCCGACCGCGTCGACGCGCCGCTCGAGGGCGACGTGATCCTCATCGGCCCCCCGGGCGCCCCCTACCACTGCGGCATCGTCGTCGACCCTGCTCGATGCCGGATGCTGCACTCCATCGATCAGAGAGGAGCCCATCTTGACCGCTACGACGGCCCACGCTGGCGTGCCCGAGTCGAGTCCTTCTGGCGTGTCCGCTGAAGGCGTGCGCGTCGTCGCGCACCTGGCGCCGGGCATGCGTCTGGACGACGGTCGCATCCTGGAGACGGTTGCGCCCCGGGGCATGACCGTCGGCGAGATCCTCGGGCGCGACGACCTCCCTGTGGTCGTGTACTGCGACGGCCGGGTCCTCGAGGAGCACGAGCACGCAACCGCGGTGCCCTCGGAGCTGGTGACCATCAAGCGGGTGCCCCGGGGCGAGCAGATCGGCCGAATCCTCGGGACCATCGCGGTGATCGTGCTGGCGGCCTATACGGGCGGCGCGATCTTCAGCTGGGCGACGAGCGCGGCGGTGGGCTACAGCACCGCTACGGGCGCTGCGCTGGCCGCGGGTGCAGCAGCAGCTGTCAGCGTCGTTGGCACGCTCGCGTTGAACGCACTGATTCCGCCGGCTGTCCCAGAGCCAGGCGGCGGGGGCGCCGGCGTTGATCAGCTTGCCGCGATCACAGGCGTGCGCAACCAGGTGGCCCCGTTCCGACCGATCCCTCGCCTGTACGGCCGCTGCAAGTACTACCCGCCGATCCCGATGACGGCGCTGCCCTTCACGGAGCTGGTGGGCCGCGACCAGTACCTTCGGATCATGGTCTGCCTCGGCTACGGCCCGCTGGACATCGGTGGCACGATCGTCGGCGAGGGCAAGGCGCTGCTGACCGAGGCAGACCTCCCGTTGACCGGTGACCCGATCAAGATCGGCGACACCGCCATCGATTCGTTCGAGGACGTCGAGTTCGAGATTGGCGCACCAACCGATCTCTCGCTGTTCACGAAGCAGATCGTGGAGCAGGCGGTCGGCGTGAACCTGAACGAGCAGGGGACGCCGACGGCGAACGAGCAGACGCTCACCGACGGCAACTCCGTGACCCGCACCACGGAGCCCGACACGGACGAGTTCTCCGTCGAGCTCTTCTCCCCTGCGCTGTTCACCTTCACCGCCGACGGCGACACGGTCTGGGCGTCCGTCGACTTCCGCGTGGAGTACTCGCCGGCCGGCGCCGACACCTGGACGACGGCGATCTCCACGTGGCGCATCTCGAATCGCGAGCGGTCGGCAGTGCGCGAGGGGCGTCGAATCGTTCTGCCGTCAGCGGGCCAGTACGACGTCCGCCTCACGCGTCTGCAGACCTACTATCAGCGCATCGCGAGCACGGCGACGGACTTCCAGTGGACTGTCTTGCGTTCGATCAAGCGCGACGCTGTGCCTTTCGATGTACCTGGCACCGTGTGCATGGCCATGCGGATCCGCGCGACCGACCAGCTTTCCGGGCCTCTCGATCGCCTGTCTGTCGAGGCGATGGCGGTGCTGCAGGCCTGGAACGGCTCGGCGTGGGTCGAGCAGGCGACGCGCAACCCGGCATGGGCGTACGCGGACATCATCACCGGCAACGCCAACCGGTCCCCTATCGATCGCTCCCTGATCGACACCACGGCGCTGGCGGCGTGGGCCACGCAATGCGATTCGGAAGGCTTCCACTTCGACATCGTCTACGACGCGGAGGGGACCCCGTTCGACCGGCTTCGGGAGGCCGCCGCCGCCGGCCTCGGCTCTTGGCTCGTCAACGACGCTGCGGAGGTCTCGGTCGTGCGCGAGCCAGGCTCTGCGCAGACCCCGGTGATGCTCGTCTCGCCCCGCAACGCGTCAGGCTTCGAGCTCAGCCGCGCCTTCCGGAAGCGCCCGCACGCGCTTCGCGTCGAGTTCTACGACACGGCCGCCGACGAGGTGGCCGAACGCATCGTCTACGACGACGGCTACGACGCCACGAACGCCACGCGCTTCGAGCAGCTGCCCACGATCGGCATTAGAGACCCGGATCACGCGTGGAAGCTCGGCCGCTACTTCCTCGCGGCGCTCCGCCTTCGAGCGGAGTCCTACCGGTGGCGCATGGACCTGCAGCACCTCGTCTTTCAGCGAGGAGACACGGTCCTGCTCGCCGACGATTCGATCAAGGTCGGCCTGGCGTGGGCCCGCGTCCGAGAGGTGACCACGGACGGGGGCGGGGACGTCACACACATCCGCGTCGACGAGGACCTCGTCATGGAGGGCGGGACGTCCTACGCGGTTCGTGCGCAGCGCGTGGCGAGCGGCGCGATCGCTACGCACGCGCTGGTCACGGAGGCAGGGGCACAGAGAACTGTCGAGCTCGCCACGCCCTCGAGCAATATCGCCGTGGGTGATCACCTTCTGTTCGGAGAGGCCGGGGCGGAATCGATCCCCGTGCGCATCGCGCGAATCAACCCGATCGGAGACTTCCTGGCAGACGTAGTCGCGCTCCCCGAGGCGCCGGACATCCTCGACGCGTTCACGGGCACCATCCCGGCGTGGGATCCCGTGATCACTGAGCCGGTGGACCCTTCCCTGCTGCCCCCGACGAAGCCGAGCATCCTTGAGGTCAGCTCTGGCCTACTCGCCGGCGCTGGTGGCGCGGGTCGAATCCAGGAAGCGGTCGTTCTGATCGACTTCGAGATGCCGCCGGGTCTCATCGGCACCTATGTCGAGGGCCGCTTCCGGCGCCGCGAGACGCCGGCGGGCGCCGCCGGTGAGCTTTCCACCAAGTGGCGCACCTTCGGATCCGTTACGCCATCTGAGCGCGGCTTCCTGACGCTGCACGACGGAGTCGAGCCTGGGCAGGTAGTCGACCTTCAAGTGCGATCGCTCAGGAACGGCCGCGCGTCCGCGTGGAGCGCGACGACCACGCACACCGTGGGCAGCGGTCAGCTCAACCTGAACGCGGTGAACGTTGACGGGCTGTCCGCCGGCCAGAACCTGCTGTCACGCGCGAGCGTCGTCGAGCAGTCCTGGTCGGGGCGCTTCGGGCCCACGTACGCGTTCACGCTTGAGCAGCTCGGCCTCGAGGTCGGAGATGTAGTCAGTCTCGGGATGGATCTGAAGAGCGCGACCGGCGCCGACGTGACGATCGCGACGATTCAGTTCCGAGAGGCAGACAACACCCTCGTCGATACCTTCTCTGAAGCGGCCCCGGCATCGTCGAGTTTCGTCCGCGCAGCGGAGGAGGGGGTTACGATCCCGGCGCTTACCGCGAGGGTGCTCGTCTATCCTGTGAACGATGACGAGACGGAGACTGCGACCGTCCGACGCATGATGCTGAATCGCGGCCCGGTCGCTCTTCCCTATGAGGAACCGCCAGCTCGGGGCAACCGTGGCGAGCTGATCCTCGACACCAGCGAGGACACAGTCGCCACCGGGAGCAAGGCCTACGCCTCGGGAACGCAGCCGGCCATCGAGACAACGGGGCTCAACGCGAGCGCCACCATGACGCCCGACGTCGACAGTCGCGTCTATGTCGCCTGGGGCGCGCAAGCGCAGATCAGCAACACGACCTCAGGCACGGCGATCGGCGAGGCCCTGCTCGAGGCCGTCGTCCTGATCGACGGCGTAGTCGAGCACACCGAGGCGCTTGTGCTCGAGGGCTTCACGACCGCGCAGAGCTTGTGGGGCACACTGGCCGGCGGCCTGTCCTTCGACGTTCCGGCGGGAGACGAGATCGAGGTCCGGCTGCGGGTGTACCGCGACTTCGACACTGCGGGCTCGACGCCGGCGCAGACCATCTACTACCGCGAGGCGGCGTGCTCGCTTGTGAGGGTGCAGACGTGATGACGCCGGAAAGACGCTGGCGGGCGATCGTGGCGCGGATCAGCGAGATCGAGCAGCGGAACAGCCGCTCCCTGCGTGAGGCGCTGCTCGGGGACGAGTCGGCGAAGGAGCGCGTCCGGCTCGCCGAGCAGCAGATCGCGGAGCTTCGCCCGCAGCTCCTCGCCGCAAGGGCCGAGGTCGACGCGGCGGCGATCGCCGGGGGGGATTAGGTGGCGCCGGAACATGCCTCAAGCACCGCCGGCATCTCCCGATGCCACTTCGATACCAACGTGCGATGCGACTCGATTCGCCCCTCGGTGATGACGAGCGCGCCACCCGGGAACTTCCCGAGGCTGCAACCGATCAGCGTGCACCCTGACAGCTGCACCACCCAGGAGTCGGCGCGCCGCAGGACGTCTACCGTCGTAGTGGGTACGCGCAGACCTCTCGCCGAGTGCTCGCCCGCGATACACTGAGCAACCGCTTCCGGGTTCCCCGTGATCTCGAAGACCTCAAGCGGGTCGCCTTGGGTTATCTCGTTCGTCGTCGAGGCGCACCCACTTAAGCTCAGCAGAGCGACAAGCATCTTGGTGCGCATGGGTTTTCTCCTCCGTGATCGGCCCGAGCCGACGATAGCGCACACGATCGCGAGAGATCACCCACAGACGCCGCAGGTGCTGGTGGCGGATACTGCCCCTGACGCTCGCGGACCCGCTCAGCGTCAGCGCCCCGGCCCTCGTCACGGCGATCCCTCGGGCCGGGGCGCCACTCGATTTGATCTGGTAGTCTCCGCGCACTTGCGACGGAGGAGGCGAATCATGGCCATTCACCCGTTGTCTGCAGCAAAGACTCTCTGCCAGCTGGCGGGCTGGCGCCTATCGAACCTCGAACTACAGAAGCTGCTCTATCTCTCGCACATGGTCTGCATGGGGCGAACGGAGGGGCACGAGCATCTCGTCGACGAGCCTTTCGAGGCATGGGCCTATGGCCCTGTGCTTCCGTCCGTGTACCACGAGGTGAAGGCGTTCGGCGCCGAGCCCGTGGGCGACGTGTTCCGCCGCTTCCAGGGCGCCCCGGAAGGGAGCGTCCAGCAGCAGAGCCTTGAACTGGGGCATGCCCTGTTCGGAAGCCTGAGCGGCCCGCAGCTCATCGCGCTGACCCACTCTCACGGAAGCGCCTGGGACGTTGCCTACGAGCGCGGCCGGAACGTGCGCCTGCGCGATTCCGACATCCTCGCCGAGTACGAAGGCCTGCTCGGTGACGAGTGACCCGAAGTCCCCGGACGAAGATCCCGGCCCGCCCCCGAAGAGCATGAACATCTCGGCGGAGCGGCTCACCGCGGTGGTGCGCGGACTTCAGGAGCGCGCGGCGGAGCTCGAGGACGCGAAGGACGACGCGATCGAGGATCTTTCCGAGCGCGTAGCGCGACTGCAGGACGAGAAGCGTGAGGCCGTGTTCGAGTGGCAGCTGATCGCCCTGATGATGCTGAACTACGCCCTGCTCGATGACATGCAGACGTGGGCGGCGGCGATCGGCGTGCTCGTCATCGAGCTGATACTGGTCTACGTGCTTGCGCGCCGAGGACAGATCGAAGAGGTGCAGAAGCTGATCGACCGTCTCGTCGCCGGCTGGGTCAACAAGAAGGGCTGATCGCGACTACGGGGTCGCTGGTTCGAAGCCTGCCTGCACTCCGTTCCAGACCGCGGTACCGACCGTGGCATCACATCCGGCCAGCGGCGGCCACGCCGCCGGAGACGCAGCGCCCGGCGCCTCGTTCGAATCCAGCCGCACCCACCATCGAATCGGATTCATGCCGTCGCATCACCGCCTAAGTGGCTGATTCGACGGCATTCTTTCCTCCCTCTTGCGTCTCATGCAGTTCCATGCGCCCCATGCCAGCCCAGCCGGCACCGTGGTACGGTCCGTGGCACCGATCGGGTGACCGTGGTACCGCATGCTCACCGACGTCGAAATCCGCAACGCCGAGCCCCGTCCGAAGGCCTACAAGCTGACCGACGGGCAGTCGCTGTATCTGCTCGTGAAGCCGAATGGCTCGAAGCTCTGGCGCTGGCGCTACTGGCTGCGCGGGAAGGAGCGGACCCTCGCCATCGGGCCCTATCCCGAAGTCCGCCTGAAGGCCGCGCGCGAGGCCCGTGATGCTGCGCGCCAGCAGGTCCGCCAGGGCATCGACCCCACGAAGGCCCGGAATGCCGCCCTGACGGGCGACACCGTCGAGGCCATCGCGCGGGAGTGGATGAAGCGCATCGGGCCGTCCTGGACCGCAGGGACGCTGGAGCGCACCCGCCGAAACCTCGAGAAAGACGTCTTCCCGTGGATCGGTGCGCGCGCCATGCGCGAGATCGGTCCGGCCGAGCTGCTCCCCGTGCTAGAGCGCGTCGCCGACCGCGGCGCCCTGGACATGGCCCACCGCACCCGGCAGCGCCTGTCGCAGATGTGGCGCTGGGCGATCGTCACCGGCCGCGCCGACCGGGATCCCGCCGGCGATCTCCGCGGCGCCCTCCGGTCCGCCCCTCGCAACCCGCACGCGGCCATCCTCGACGAGCGCGAGCTCGGCGGGCTGCTGCGCGCCTGCTGGGACTACGAGGGCACCTACGTCGTGCGCATGGCCCTGCGCCTCTCGCCGTACCTGTTCGTCCGCCCGACGGAGCTCCGCGCCGCCCGCTGGTCCGAGTTCGACCTGGACGCATCCCGCTGGGTGATCCCCGCCGCGCGCATGAAGCGGTCCCGCGATCACATCGTCCCGCTGGCGCGCCAGGCCGGAGAGATCCTGCTCGAGTTGCACGAGTTCAGCGGTCACGGCGAGCTGCTCTTCCCAGGGATCCGCACCGCGGCCAGGCCGATCAGCGAGAACACCCTGAACGCCGCGCTACGGCGCCTCGGCTACGACAAGACGCAGCAGACCTCGCACGGGTGGCGCGCGGTGGCATCGACGCTCCTGCACGAGCAGGGATGGCTCCCCGACGCGATCGAGCGGCAGCTGGCGCACACGGAGGAGTCGAAGGTGAAGGCGGCCTACAACCGGTCTCAGCACCTCGAGACGCGGACGAAGATGATGCAGGCGTGGGCGGACTATCTGGACGGGCTGCGGGGTGGTGCGGACGTGGTGTCGATCGGGCGCCGCCGTCAGTCCTGACCGACGGCCAGCGGCGCCCGCGCGGCCTCGATGCGCTCATCGATCCAGGCCTGCACCTCGCTCTCGACCCATCGCTTCGTGCACGGCGTCAGCGCGACCGGCTGCGGAAAGTCGCCCTCGCCCATGAGCCGATAGATCGTCGATTTCGACAGCGACGTCATGCCGATCACTTCGCCGATCGCGATCATGCGGCGGGGCTGGTGGTCTGGCGCGTTCACGTCAGTGATCTCCTGCGCTCTTGTCTGTGGGGCGGCGGTCAGTAGCCACGGCGCTTCCCCTTGATCCGCGCGCCCGTGTAGCCAACGGCCGTGACGAGCGGGACTTCGACTTCCCCGCTGTTCATGCGCGCCTCAAATCGCGCGACGCACACCTCGCTGCAAAGCATGGGGGCGTCTTCGGGAAGGTGCTCGTCCATAGCCACGCTGGAATAGCGCCTCGACTCATCGCCCCATTCGAACTCCTGTAGGCACTGTGAGCAGCGCCAGAATTGCTTTGGGTAGCCGGTGGTCTCGCTCACGCTCCCCCCTCGCCCGCATCGGGGTGGTGTGCGAGCGGCGTCGGGACGGCTGTCTTCTTGAGGTACAGCGGGTGCCGCGGGTGACCCGCCTTGGTGACGCCGAGAGCGTAGGGCGTGACGCCCTGCCGGCGGATGATCTCCAGCACTTCGCGATCTCGCCCGCGAGTCTCGTTCGCACCCCATGCGCAGATCACGATCCCGAAGCCGTCGTGCGTCAGCCGACAGGCGTCAGCGATGTGCTCGTCGTTCTCCGGCCCGATAGCGTCCTCCAGCGAGAGCGCACGCAGCCTGGCGGGATCTGTCGCGCGATAGGCGAACAGGTTGACGACGCGGAGACACGTCATCCGCATCGAGCGCGCGAAGCCGATGCAGCGCCGAATCGTTGGGTCGTCCTGCTCGGCGTCCGCGGTGCTCGGGTTCAGCATGACGAACACGCAGGCGCCGAAGACCGGGCCGCCAAGCTGCGGGCCGAGTTCTCGTGTGAGCTGGTAGCGGTAGGTCCCGCAGTCTGAGATCACGGCGCTCATCCCTGCTCGCTCCGTGGGGCATCGGTGGTGGCGAGTACGTCGTCCACGTTGCGGCGGATGACCTCGAACGAGACGGCCCAGACCCACGGATTCACTTCCCAGGCGCCGGCACCGTTGATGTGATCCCACAACATCGCGAAGCCGCCGCGCCTCGACCGTGCGCAGGCGTTCGTCATCGCCATCCGGTCGCCGTCGAAGTCGTCCGCAGTTCGGAGGCCGATCGACTCCCAGCGCGCGTCTTCCTCGCTGATTTCCTGCAGCCGCTCGACGCGCACGTCGGTGATGCGGAGCGTCAGGCGGGACGCCCAGCGAGGCATATGAATCGGCGGCACGGTGGCGCCCCGTCTGCCGCGATAGGCGTTCAGCGCGCTCCACGCATCGGAGGCGGCTGGCGAGTTCTCGATCTCTCGGAACGTACCGTCAGCCCTGTAGATCACGCCATCGAGCCCGTACGGCGGCTCTTCCAGGCCCTGCCGCTTCCACAGCCCAAACGGATCGGTCTGATCCTCGGCCTCTGCCGTCGTCAGCTCGTGCGCGCGGCATGTCTCCCGCACCCACAGCAGATCGCCCGGGGCGCCGTACGGACACCGCACCGGCCGGCATGTGCAGCCGCCGCCGTCGTCGCCGGCTGCCCAGCCAGTCGGGGTGTAGCCGCATGGGACGACGCAGTGGGCGGGCTGCGGCTTCACGACTCGCCGCGTCTGCGTCTTCCTGCCGTCCAGCAGTGCCCGCACCATCGGCGCCGAGAACAGGATCGGTCGCGCTTTCGCATCACCCATCGGCCTGCTCCTCGTCGGGGGCGAGGGCGCGAACACGAGCAACAACGTCTTTCGCGCGCATGTGCCAGTGGCTCGGCACGGTGTAGTCGCCGGCAAAGCCTGAGATCAGCTCGCGCAGGAGGCGTGCCGCCCCTCTCTCCACCCCCTCGGCAGCGGCGGGGCGGGCGAGGGCGGTGCGAACCTTCACTTCTGCTTGCCTGATCAATTCACGAGCGTCCGACATGCGGACGCAACGATCCGCAGCAGTAGCCAAGATGCCCTGCACGTCGAGCAGCGCCTCCCTGAGCCCCTCCGGCTCCGGTGCCTCGTCCTGACCCGCCAGGCTCTTCAGCCCCTCAGACACATCGCTCACGCTAATCAAGCGAGCGGCGCGCGCGAGATCGTCCTCCGGGGCTGCGTCCAGGCGCGCATCGCGCTCGTCCATCAGGGCGATGATCAACGCCGCGTCCTTCGTGTCGAAGACTTGCTCTCCGACCGCTCCCTCGAGCACCTCCTCGCACGTCTCTCGGAGCTCCTGCAGTGCCAGTCCGTCGATCCTGTCCATGGTCAGTCTCCGTGATAGCGCGAGCCGGGCGGATACACCGCGTCGCGCAGGATGTCGTCGGGGGTCTTCTTGGGCGCTGGTGGCTGCAGGGCGTCGAGCTGCGCTTGCAGTCGCTTCAGCTGGCTGTCGCGCGTCCGCAGCATCTGCCGGTAGACGCGCACGACGCGGGCGATCTCGTCTGGCGGTAGCAGCGAGCCGTCCTGAAGCACGAGCCCGATGCCGCCGCAGGGCGCGCAGGGTCCTTCGTGGCCGCGGAACATGCCGCGCCACTCACCAGAGCCGTCGCAGGCGCTGCAGCAGCGGTAGGGGCTGGTGGGCGTCACGCCGCAACGCTCCCGGCCGCCACGCCGACGTTCGCGCGCACGAGCGCGGCGCTCATGTCCGGACACACGCTGTTGCCCACGAGCTTCAGCTGCGCGGTCTTCGTCAGGCGCTGCCCGCGCGCACCGACGTCCGTCACGTACCAGTCGGGGAAGCCCTGGGCGCGATACAGCTCGGGCACGCTGAACATGCGCATGCCCACGTCGGTGATCTCGTGCCGGCGCTCGGCGAGGACCAGCCCGAAGCGATCGCGGCCGGTGATCGTGCGCAGCGGGTCGCGGCAGTCCTGCCCTATACCGATGCCGTAGTAGCTCGACAGGAACGCGTGCACCTGGCTCCGCCGATCCGTCGGCCCGTCCAAGTCCGCGGTGACGAGCTGCTGGTGACTGGCCTTCCCGGTGATCGTCGAGAAAGGCTCCCGCGCGTCGTGCCCGACCATCCCGCCGTTGTGCTGCGCCAGCCAGGCGGCTACGAGCCGCTGCCCGTTGCCGGAGGGCACGATCGTGGGCACTGGAGCGCGGACATCGTGCGTGCGCGGGGTCTGAGTCGGCCGCTCGCCGTAGCGGGGCGCGATGAAGGGCGCCGCGGGGTGCCCGTCGACGTCGACCACGAACGGGTCCGGATGCTCGAGCACGTAGCGGCGGATGCCAGCGGCGATCCTCGCCATGGTCTTCTCGGCGAGGGGGCGGCGGCACCCGACGGCGCGGGCCTCGTCCGGCGTCAGGAAGATCGAGGGGCACGGCAGCGACCAGTCGATGATCTCGGCCGCTGTTCGGTACGGCACGCGCCCGGGGCCATGCGTCGGCTCCGGCCACCTGATCGGTGCACCGTCGCAGCGCGCGACGAGGAACAGGCGCCGGCGGCTCGTGGGCGCGCCGTAGTCGGCTGCGCAGAGCGTGCGCCAGTCGATCGTGTAACCGAGCTTCTCGAGCTGCTTCCGCCACAAAGCGAAGTGTTCGCCCTGGCGCTTCGGGCACGGGCGGTGTTCTTCCGTCAGCGGCCCCCAGGTTTCGAACTCGGCGACGTTCTCGAGGAGGATGATCCGGGGCCGGACCTTTCGGGCCCACCGCACGACGACCCACGCCAGTCCACGGATCCGCGGCGAGCAGGGCCGTGCGCCCTTGGCCCGCGAGAAGTGGGTGCAGTCCGGCGAGAACCACGCCAGATCGACCGGGCGCCCGCGGGTTGCCTCTATCGGGTCGACCTCCCAGATGTCCTCGCGGAAGTGCCGCGTGTGCGGGTGATTCGCCTCGTGCATCGCGATCGCGTCGTCGCTGTGGTTGATCGCGACGTCAACCGGCCGCCCGAGGGCGCGCTCGATGCCGATCGACGCCCCGCCGCCGCCCGCGAACGAGTCGACGACGAGCCCCTGGAACAGGTCCGCGTTGCCTGGCGTCCGGCTCACGCCCGCACCCCCGCCACTCTCCGCTCTGCCCGCCCTCGCTGGATCACGTAGGCGTCCCGCTCGCGCTCGGCGGCGAACTGCGCAATCAGCGCCGGGCGCCGTCCGGCGCGGTGCAGGACCACGCCCCAGCGCAGCTGCACGTACTCGCCGAGATCGACCGGCTCGACGCGCAGTCCGGCAACCCTGTACGCGGCCCGCTCCTCGGTCACGTCTCGGCCTCGGCGGTCGACGAGGGCGCTGCCTCGTAGCGAGTCGCGCTCGGCAGGTGCTCGCCGCACGCCTCGCAGATCTCGCCGCCCCACACGTCGTCCTCGCACCAGAAGCGGCCGACGCCGTCGCCCGAGAAGTCCATCCCGGTCTCCGAGCCGCACGGGCACTGAGGCTGCAGGTAGATCACGCGCGGTTCGCTCACTCCACGACCCTCCCGCCCAGCGCAGGGAACAGCGCCGCGAACAGGCGCCGCATCGACAGAACGACCAGCGTCAGGTCGGCGTCCATGCGCGACGCCTCGTCCTCAACGTCGAGATCCCCGCCGTACTCCCAGGGCACCGACACGCGCCGAAACGATCCGTCCTCGCCGATCACAAACTTCAGCGGGGCGTCGGCGTCGACCTCCCAGACCAGCTCAAGGGCCGTGACGCGCATGCCGCGGTCGAGCATCGCGGGGACTTCGTCTTCGTCGAGCTGCTGGCCGCGGAGCTTCACGGTGTTCGCCGTGTCCTGCGGGTGCTGCAGATCGCACCACTCACCGAGCGAGAACCCGGACGGGAGATCGCCGGTGCGCAGCCAGGCCGTCAGCACGCCGTCGAGCGGGTGCGCGAAGGCGAGCGGGCGTAGCGGCAGGCTGCCGAGACAGCCCCGGAGCATCGAGAGAACCGCCTCGCCCCTCGCGAGCGTCGTGGTGTCGACCATGGCGAGCGCCTGCTCGTGATCGATGCACAGCCACTGCCTCGAGGACTTCAGCGGTGCCTTCGGTATGAGCGATGCGCGGACCTCGTCAGCGAGCTCCCGGCGCCGTGCACCGCGCACGGGCGCACCCTCGCGGGCCTCGACCTCTTCGATCCGATCGGTGAGCACCTCGGCGATCGCTGCGGACGGCAGCACGCGCTCCTGAATGCGCGCCTTCAGGAACGCCGCGTCTGAGAGATCCCGGCGCAGGCCCTGCTCGGGCAGCACTTCCTCCCAGCCCATCGATTCGACCTGGCCCGGGCCGCACGGCGCGAACACCGCATCCTCGAGCTGCATGGTCCGATCGCTTTCGAGCGCGTCGCGGATGGGCGCGTCGAGCTGCCACACGCGGAAGTTGCGGAACAGGGTCACGCGACGTCCCTCCGCTCCTCGGGGAATTCGCCCGGACCGAGCTCGCCGCCGGTCGCGGGCTCTTCTGCCATCGGTCGCTGCTCCCGAGTCCGGAAGAACCCGTCGTGCTCGGGGAACACGCGCATGAAGCGCCGCGCGTAGAAGGCCCGGTGGTTGTTGTTGATCTTGAAGGCCTGACCGGGCGCGCCTTGCTCGCCTACGTCGGTCTCCCAGCGGATCCGCTCGAAGATGGCGTTCACGCTGTAGTGCTGGTGGCCAGCCTGGATCGTTGCCCAGCAGAAGCGGACGAACAGGTCCCAGAGCTTCGGGTTCGCCGTGTGGAAGGCTTCGGCCGCCTCGCGCATCTGGTCGCCCTCGAAGAAGCCGAGCTGCTCGTGATCGCTCATGCCGCACCACCTCCGAACGGATGCTCGCCCTGCCGCTCCGCTGCAATCTGCGAGATCAGCGATTGCCGGCGCTGGTGGAGCGTCCCGCCCACGACCCGCAGCCCGTTCGCCGCGTACTCGCGCCGGATCCGCGCCTGTTCGAGCTCGCGGACCTGGCCCACGGTCAGGGTTACGTTCAGCGCGCTCGGGCACAGCCCGCGCAGCAGATCGATCGGCTTCATGCGGCTGCACTCCTGGGGTGGACGGGGAGATCGAGATCCTCGGCGTACTCCGCCAGCACGATCGCTTCGGTGAGGAAGTCGACGACCGTGCTGCGCCAGGTCGCGGTGTCGGTGACGCGATAGCCGTCGTCGTCATGCGTGACGGCGTAGCGCCCGGAGCCGGTGCTGTGCACGACGCTCATCGGCGAGCCCCCAGCGCATCGAAGGCGCGGTCTATGGCTGCGACCAGCAGCGCGACAGGCCAGATCAGGCACCACCCGATCCGCACCGACAGGCGCGGCTGCGGGGCCATGGCTTCGCCGATCACGGCGCCGACGGCGAGGTAGGCGAGGACGACCAGATCGCCGCTCATCGCACCCACCGCCGTGGCGAGCGCGTCGCCTCCTTCGGCCGCCATGCCCGGGTGTTCCAGTGCCGCGCCTGGCGCTGCTGGTCAGCGACTGCCTGAGCGGCCAGCGGCCCTCGAGCGCCGCAGGTGAGGCATTCGATGAACGCAGCCGTGCGGTTCAGGTCGAGGCCCTTGCAGAACGGGCAGGGCAGGGAGGCGACGCGGGCGCTCACGCTGCAGCCTCCTCGGCCGCTCGCTCGCACTGACAGGCCTCGACGGAGACCTGGTCACCGCATTCACCGCACGTGATCGTCTGCAGGAAGGTCGGTCGAGGCGCCGCGTTCCAGGCCTCGATTGCGAATCGGCGCAGCGCCTGAATCCACGTCTCGGCGGGCGAGATGCGGTTGAGGCGTGCTTGGATCTCCGGGGCGGCCGCGCAGATCGCCGGGCCTTCGCACCTGCACTTCATGCACCGCACGACCTGCTGGCCGATGCCGTTCACGTGGACGTCGTTGCTGCCGCAGAAGGGGCATGGGAGTGGGTCGTGGGTCATCAAGTCTCATCCTCTGGCGCTGCTGCGCTTTCGATAAGACCAGACTGCAATTTGAATTGCGATACGTCAACAAAGATTGCGCAACAAGGGTTGCGAGGCCGACAGGCGGTCGTGCGCGTCGGTTGAAGTTCTCGAACGTCGCCGGTGAGATAGGTCAGTGGCAATAGCGGAGCTAGGGAATGGCCCTGACGAAGTGCAAGGAATGCGAGGGAGAGGTCAGCACGAAGGCCGAGACGTGTCCTCGATGCGGGGCCCCGGTCAAAAGGGGTTCGGGCGGTTGCGCGCCGGTCGTCGTGCTCGCGGTGGTCATTGTCGGCGTTCTGCTCGTCGGCTACGGGGCGTTCGAAGCCCCTCCTCAACGCGCCGCCCGGACACCTTCCGCTCAGGCCCCGTCAGTCGCGGGCTCTGCGCCGGCGAAGGCTTCGGCTCTCGCCCCAGAACCCGCCCTTCCCCGCTGGACGTCACACAAGTCCACCGACGAGATGACAGGCAAGCAAAGCTCCTTCGCGAACTCGCCGAGTGTCGCCGCTGTGAGGACAATGGATTTCCCGTACAGCCGTGTGACGGTCTCGCTGCACGTCGGCTGTGACTTCGACTCAGAGTGGATCTACTTCGCGGCATCCGAAAAGCCGAACATTGCCGACGACGAAACGGAGAGCGGATACAACGTGATCCGAACGAGGCTGAGGTGGGACGAGGAGGTCGTGGAGACGCGCCTTACACAGGAATGGGGGGAACGGTTCCTGCGCGTCTCATATACGGATCGAGAAGACGCGATTTCGCGCGTGATCGCGTCTTCGGTCGTGCGGTTGGAGCTGAACTGGTACGGGGAGGGGCGAGTGCACTTCGACGTTCCCCTGAGGGGGTCGAGCGCCGCAGTCGCTGAAGCTCGAGCGCGCTGCGCCACGTACGATGCCGACTAGACGCGCCTGAGTTCGTCAGTAGACGTTGCCGCCGAACCAGACCACCCGACCAATGATGTGCATGGCCTCAAGATCGTAGCCGGGCGGAATGACTTCGTCTGGATAGCGAGCCTTGTCGGGGTTGTCGCTGGAGATCAGCAGCCCGCCATCCATGCGCGCAGTGATCCGCTTCACCACGAGCTCATGCTCTTCGCCGACGCCCGGGCGGGAGATCGCGAACACGCCATCGCCGCGACGCTGCGTCATGTTGATCAACGCAACGCCTCCGTCCGAAAGCGTAGGAGCCATCGAGTCACCCTTGCAGCGAATGCACAGAGCCTGGTGTGCATGCAGCCCCATGATTTCGAGATAGGCCTTGCGGAAGGCGAGGGCGTCTGTGATCTGCTCGCTGTGCAGCTCCTGGCCTGGCCCCATGCCGGCGGAAACGGAAAGGCGCGGAACGAAGGCGTACTCGTCCAAATGCTCCCGCTCGTTCGCAGCGTGCGCACCAGAACGAGAAAAACGAATTCCGCCCTGCGCGTCTGCCTCTTCTCCGAGCAGGAGCCAGTACGGGTCGCAGCTTAGGGCTCGGGCGGCTCTCAGGATGGCGTCGCCTCGAGCGCCCTCTGTCTTCCCTTCCAGCCATTGAGCGACCGCCTGTCGACTCACGCCTGATTGATCGGCAAGCCATTGCGTTGTCTTGCCGAGGACATCTAGCTGACTGCGCAGGCGTTTTGCGAAAGTGTTCATCGCAAGCGAGGTTACGGGAAGCCTGCTTTCTGTCTCGCAATCTATATTGCCTTCTCTCGCAACCTGCATTACGTTCTCCGCAAGCCAATGGAGGACGACCCCCTTGCAAGTCACCCTCGAACAGGTTCAGCAGCACTTCGGCGGCCTGACGAAGTTCGCTCGCGCGCTTGGTGTGACGCATCAGGCCGTTTCGGCGTGGGGCGACACGATTCCGGAACTCCGCGCCTATCAGATCGTCGTGCTGAGCGAAGGGAGGTTCTCGTTCGAAGACCTTCCTGTTCGTTCGAAGAACGTCGCCTGAGCCTGCGTCCAGCCGATGAGCCGCACAGCAGCGATCCCAGTCCTTCCGATTCTTGAGCAGAACTCTGCGACGGCACGTCGGGCCCTTTTTCTTCGACCTCACGAGACTGTCCGCGCTTGTCCGCGGGCAAGGAGATGACTGTGGACGAGTGCGGACAAGGGTCGCTTCTGGCCCATGACACGCCGGACGACGCGACGGCCGAGTGCATCGCGGCTGTGGGCGGGATCAAGGCGGCGGCGCTGTTGCTGCGCCCGGAGCTCGAGATGGAGCAGGGTGCCCGGTGGCTGCGCGACTGCCTGAACCCGCGGAAGCGGGACAAGCTCGACGTGCGCCAGTACTTGGTGCTCTGGCGGGCTGCTCGCGAGCGCGGATGCCTGGCCGGCGTCGCCTACGTGAATGACTGCTGTGGGTGCGCTCCGCCCATCCCGATCTCGCCGGACGACGAAGAGGCCGAGCTGCAGCGGTCCTTCATTCGCGCCCAGGAGGACATGCAGGCGCTGGTGGAGCGGATGGAGACGCTATCGAAGCGCCGGGCCGTGACCGGCGTCGTGCGCCCGGGGCGCGCTGCGTGAGTGCCGTTGTCCTGCGCTTTCGTCCGTCCATGACGCGCCCCAAGTGCGTCAGCTGCGGCATCCCGCTCGAGCGGCACGAGATCGAGACCCGGATCGACGGCCAGGCCCGCGAGAGCGACGAGCAGGCGAGCTGCTGGCAGTGCGAATGGTACGAGGACGCGTACCAGCGGACGACGCGGGCGGCCGAGGCAGACGCCCGCCGACGCGCTCTGGAGACCGCCCACACGTGAGCCGCGCCATGACCATCCCGCGCGAGATCGCGCTGTCGCCGAACCTGAGCGGCGACGCGAAGATCCTGTACGGGCACATCCTGTCCCTGAGCTATCGCGACGGCTACTGCTTTGCCACGAACGCCTGGTTCGCGAAGGCCTTCGGGAAGCACGAGCGGACCGTGAAGCGGTGGATCGCGGAGCTCGTTGATGCGGAGCTGCTGCGCGTCGTCGACGGCAACTCTAAGAAGCGTCAGCTGTTCCCGGCGATCAACGAGAAGGGCGACCCGACGCCGACACCGAACCGGGACAGGAATGGCCCGGTTCAGCGGAGGACCTCGGACAAATCTGTCCAGCCGAACCGGGACACATCTGTCCCGGTCAACCAGGACAGGATTGGCCCGGTAACCGGGACAGATCTGTCCATTCAACCGGGACAGATTTGTCCACCTACTACAAGTCTTAGGGAAGGAGGTCTTCAGAAGGAGGACGCGGGCGCGCATGAGCGCGCGCCCGATGCGCCATCTGCGGCCGATGGAATCCGGTCTCCATTCGCCGAGGGCATGGCGATCGTCGAGCATGTGATCCACGAGTTCGGGAGCGCGTTCGAGGGCACGGTTGCCGTCGTGCCGAAGTCGCCGACCACGGGCCTGATCCAGTCGCTCGCGATGCGCTGTGCGGATCTCCGCCGCGAGGGCATCGAGCCGGACGCCGAGTACTGGCCTCGCCTGTTCGCGCACCTGGCGCAGTCGGACTTCCTCGCCGGTCGGCGGATGCAGCGCAGCGGCCAGCCCTTCCGGCTGCGCCTCGACTGGCTGCTCCGCGAGGAGGAGTTCGCCAAGGCTCGCAGCCACGCGTACTGCGATGCCGGCGTCTGCCCGCATGTCCACGTCTCGACCGGTCGCGGGGTGCCGGCATGAGCGCCGGTGGCTACGTCGAGGGCACCGATCCGCGTCTAGCGCACCTCAAGCTTCCGCCGCACAGCCTCGAGGCGGAGCAGGCGGTCCTCGGCGGACTGCTGCTGTCGCCGGACGCGTGGTTCGAGGTCGCAGACGTGCTGCGGCGCGAGGACTTCTTCCGCGGCGATCATCGCCTGATCTGGACGGCCTGTGCGGAGCTCGTGGCCGGCGAGCAGCCCGTGGACATCCTGACTGTGCGCACGCACTTGGCAGACACCGGCGCGGCCGGCCGGGGCGTCGACGTGGCGTACCTCGCCGAGCTGCTGGACGCAGTGCCAGGCGTCGCGAACATCCGCGCCTACGCCGAGATCGTGCGCCGGACGGCTCAGCACCGCACGGTGATCACGGCCGCGAATCGCATAGCCGACGGCGCGTTCGCTGGGCAGGTCGGCGTGCCCGAGGCGCAGGCCGAGATCATGGGCCTTGACGCCGATCGTGGCGGCCGCGGCCCGGTCAGCGCCCTGGACGCCGCTCGCCTGTTCGTCGACGCCCTGGACCGCCGCAAGGCCGGCGGGCTCGTGGGCATGTCGACTGGCCTTGGGCCGCTCGACGACCGCTGGGGCGGCATGCAGTCCGGCCAGCTGATCGTGATCGCTGGGCGGCCGAGCATGGGCAAGTCGGCCCTCGCGATGCAGATCGCGCACCACGTAGCCGGTGACGCGGAGCAGCCGGCGACCTCTCGCGTGCTGGCCTGGTCCGGCGAGATGGGCGCCGAGCAGATTTTCCAGCGCGAGATCAGCCGCCGCGCGAAGGTCGGCATGACCGCCCTGCAGCGCGTCGATCTCGACCACGACGCCGGCTGGCAGCGCGTCACCGGCGCCATGCGCACGGCGCGCGACCTGGCGATCGACTACGACGATGACGCCGGCCAGACGATCGAGGGCGTCTGCGCCCGTGCGCGCCGGCAGGCGGCACGGGGCGGCCTGCGGCTGCTCGCGGTGGACTACCTGCAACTGCTGGACCAGGGCGGCGACGACAACCAGGCCGAGCGCCTCGGGCAGATCAGCCGTGCGCTCAAGCGCCTCGCCGGCGAGCTGCAGGTGCCGGTGATCGCGCTGAGCCAGCTGAACCGCGCCCTCGAGCAGCGCACGAACAAGCGCCCGACGATGGCCGACCTGCGTGGCTCCGGCGCGATCGAGCAGGACGCGGACATCGTCCTCGGCCTGTACCGCGACGAGGTCTACAACGAGCACAGCCGCGAGAAGGGCGTGGCCGAGCTAATCACGCTCAAGGGCCGCGATATCGGCATCGGGACCGACCGCGTCGCGACGCACCTGCATCGCATGAGCTTCGAGGCGCTGGCGGACGGCTGGACGCCGCCGGCCGCGCCCGCTGCGCCGGAGGACGACATCTGATGCCTGGCCTGAAGACCTGCGCCTGCGGAACGCGGGAGACCTACAAGGACCGGTTCCGCCGCGGGCAGTGCGGACTGTGCGTCCGCGACCAGGAGCGCCGAGCGAAAAACCGCATGCTGGCGCGCACCTGGCCGCAAACGGACGCCGGACGACTGACGTGCCGGCCGTGGACCGGGGCTGGTCAGCCTGCCGGAGACGTGTCGTGACTGTGACGCCTGCAGCGATTGCCCTCCTGCGCGAGCGCGGCATCCGCTACACCCGGCAGGAGTGGGCGGACGCCCTGGGCGTATCGCTGCAGGCCCTGCTCGACGTCCAGCTCGAGCACGACCTGTCCGTCATGGCGGCCGTGCCTGGCGATCACGTCCGGCAGCCGAAGCGGCATGCACGCCGTGTGGCGGATCTGCGCGTCGCGCTGGGCGAGCCGGCGTCGCCCGCGTCCGAGCCGGACGAAGCGCCCGCGGCGGAGACCGACCCGGCGCCGGCCCGTCCCGCGAAAGTCCGCCTCGAGCGCCGCCGCGCAGGCCCGCCTGATGCCCTCGACGACCCGGAGGGCTTCCTCGAGTGGCGCCTGCGGCTGATCAAGGCCACGGCCGAGCGGATCCGCGCCGAAGAGCAGGGCGAAGACCTCGAGGAGGTGCGGTTCGGATGAAGCGCACGCCCCTGAAGCGGAAGACCCCGCTGCGCGCCCGCCGCGCCGTCCGCGCCACTCCTTCGCGCATCGGTAGCGACCGCCTGCCGACGTCCTGGTACTCCGCCGGCGGTCAGCGCCTGCGCTCCCGCATCTCGCAGCCGAACGCTCGCGAGCTGCGCTGGCGCGAGGCCGTCCGCAGCCTGGGCTCGATCATCAACTGCAGCGCGAACGTGGAGATCCACCACTGCGCAGGCCGGACGGCCCGCCACGAGGGCGTCGCGATCGGCCACTACTGGATCCTCCCGCTGACCCGGGCGCAGCACCAAGGCCCGGACGGGATCCACGCGCACCCGCACCGCAAGGCGCGCGAGAAGGAGCTGTTCGAGCGCCTGCTGACGCTCTGCCGCTCGCAGAACCGCAACCGCGGGACAGACATCGAGCTCCCGCCGTCCGAGGTGATCGACGCAATCCGGAGGTACCGCAGATGAGCCAGTCCCGCGCGGAGCTCGACGCCGAGCTCGCCCTCGAGGAGCGGTGCGCCGTCATGGCGGCGGCCGGCGTCGACCACGACCCAGCCACCGGAGAGGCGCTCACGATCCGGCAGATGGTCCTCCGCGATGCGGAGCGTCTGGTCACGGGTGCGCGCGCAGACGACTACGGCCCGCCCGACGAGTCCTTCGCCCGGATCGCGGACGGCTGGAACTGGTGGCTTCGTGCCCGAGGTCGCGACGCGGATCTCGATGCGGAGGACGTGGCGGCCATGCTGGCGCTGCTGAAGCTCGCCCGGGCAGCTCAGACGCCTGCCCACGCCGACAGCTGGGTCGATCTCGCCGGCTACGCAGCCTGCGCCGCCGAGGTCGCTGGCGCGAAGCCGGGGGCCTGATGCGGGTACGCGACGCCAGCGAGTTGCCCGAGGCGCTGCGCCGCCAGGTCGAGGCGAAGCAGCCCGGCGCCACAGCGTCGCCACGCCCTACGAGCACGTCCTCGTCGACGAGCAGCTCCTCGAGCGCGGCCTCGGCGCCGCGCGACGATCGCGAGCACCGCGAGCAGGTGGAGTTCGTCAGCTGGGTGGAGATTCATCTGCCGGGGCTGGCGGAGTGCATGACGAGCAACCCGCTCGGCGGTCTCCGGAAAAAGGGCGTCGCCGGGAAGCTGTACGCCGAGGGTGCGCGGAAGGGCTACCCGGACCTGCAGTTCGACGTGGCCCGAGGCCCATGGCACGGCCTGCGCATCGAAATGAAGGCCGAGGACGGCGTGGTCAGCGACGACCAGCTCGCGTGGATCTCGAAGCTGCTGCGTCACGGCTATCTCGCCGTCGTCGCCGAGGGAGCCGAGCACGCGAAGCGCATCGCTCTGGACTACTGGCAGCTCGGCCCGTTCCGGACACCGGAGACGACCTGATGGGAGCACCCGCCATGGCCATCCCGACGCTCTACGACCTCGACGGCGAGGAGATCGAGATCCGGCACGTGCACTGGCAGCTCTGGGGCGAGATGGCTCGCGGTACCGCCGTCGCCGGCCCTCGCCTGGCGCAGGTGCACATCGAGCGGGGTCCGGTGGAGCTCCACTCGGTGCGCCAGCTGTTCGGCCTGACACCGCGCGACGAGGACCTCGCCGAAGCGATCGGGCAGGGCGTCCGCCGGTTGGACGATCAGATCCCGAGCAAGGCGCTGGCGGTGCGCAGCCGGTTCGTCGCCTGGAGCGAGCACGTCGCGATGAAGGATCTCGCTCGCCGCTTCGGCGTCACCCCGGCCCGCGTGAGCCAGATGGCGGACGAAGGCATGGCCGTGGTGGAGCGATGGGTCCGTGACGCCTACGGCGCCGGCTGAGCGCCCCTGGCCGGACCGCTACCGCGACGAGGCGCAGTGCAGCACCTGCGCCCACGCGCAGCACCACGCGGACTATCCATGGCTCGCACGATGCACGGCGGGCCAGACCCTCGGACTGGTGATGGCGGGAGATTGGCGATGGTGCCCGACGTGGACGAGCAGGACGACGGACTGACGCCGACCCAGCGCGCGGTTCGCGACTACGTGGTCGAGCAGATCGAGCGCACGCAGCACTGGCCGACGCGGGCAGAGATCGCCGAGGCCATGGGCTGGAGCTCGCCGAACGCGGCGCAGCAGGTCCTCGAGGCGCTGGAGCGCAAGGGGTGGATCGGTCGCCGCGGTCCTCGCAGGCTTCCGGTGCTGGTGCGCCACAGCGTCCGCGTCGAGGCCGCGACGTAGCGATACTGTATGGCGCGACACGTGTATGACGCGCCATCTACCGGCCCTTAATCGACTCTGGCACGGTGGCGCAAGTTGGGCGAATGCGCCCTGATAGATGCAAACGAAGCCCCGCCCGGTCGTTCCGGCGCGGGGCTTCTTCGTTCTGGGGGTCTGGATGGCCGACGACGCTGGCGGCGACTGGGACGGCACGGAGCGTCGAGATCGCCCCCGTGTCTCGAAGGAGCATCAGGCCGTGCTCGAGGGCGTCGACGCAATCGTCGTGCGACGCCTGCAGCCGCTGCACGAGCGCGTCGCCAGCGTCGACACGCGGGTCGAGATGCTGCAGGACTCGCTCGAGCGCAACTGGGACAAGACGGACCTGATCTCGGAGCGGGTCGCCAGCCTGTCGGGCGTGAAGCACGTCGAGGTCGAGGCCGAGAAGGCCAGCCTCTCCCTGCGTCTGAGTCCGAAGCAGACGTCGACGCTTCTCCGCACTCTCGCATGGTTCGCGGCGGCGGCCGTACTCACTGCGAGCACCATCGCGCTGCTGTCGGGGCTCGACCCGAAGGAAGTGCTCGGATGACCGCCGAGATCACGCCGCGCCTGCAGGGCTTCATCGACGGCATCCTCGAGCGTGAGGGCGGCTTCGTCGATCACCCGTCGGACAAGGGTGGTCCCACGAACTGGGGCGTGAAGGAGGCCGTGGCGCGCGCCTCAGGTTGGCATGGCGACATGCGAAATCTCCCGCGCGCCTTCGCCGAGGAGATCTACCTCGAACAGTTCATTTACGGTCCGGGCTTCTCGACGCTCCTTCCGCTTTCGGTGCCCATCGCGGAGGAGCTGGTGGACACCGGCGTGAACTGCGGGCCCGGGCGCGCTGCGCACTTCTTCCAGCGCGTGCTCAACGGCCTGAACCGCCGCGGCCGCCTGTACCAGGACATCAGGGTCGACGGCCGCTGCGGCCCCATGACGCGAGCGTCGCTGGCGAGCTACCTGCAGGCCCGCGGCCGACAGCAGGGCGAGCTCGTGATGCTCCGGTTGCTCGACAGCCTGCAGGGCACGCACTACCTCGAGTTCGCCGAACGTGACGAACGCCAGGAGGACTTCCTGTTCGGCTGGGCGCTGCATCGCCTCGGAGGGAAGTACTCGTGACCGACGTGCACCCGAATCCCGGACTCCGCTGGAAGAACCGGCGCTGGATGGCCTGGCTGTCCATGGCCCTCGGCGGCTTCGTCGTGCCCGCGCTGACGCTGGGTGGCGCCGACCTCACGTCGATCTCAGGCGAGCTCTACACCTTCCTCGCGCTGCCCATCGTCCTCTACTCGGGCGGTGCCACCTGGGAGAACGTCGCCGAGGTCATGCGAGGCCGCGGCACCACTTCGCACGGAGGAAGCTACTGATGCTCGCAGTGATCAAGAACTGGCGGTTCATCGCGATCGCCGCACTCGTCGCCCTGGTCGGTGTCCAGCACGTCCGCGCCGGGAATCTGGCCGATGCCCTCCAGGACGAGCGCATCGCTCGCGCCGAGGACCGCGTCGGCTGGGATGCCGCCCTTCAGTCCGCGACCGCGGCGGTCGCCACCGAGCGCGCCACCGTCGAGCGCCTGCGCAGGGATCTGCAACTCGAGCGCCGCGTCGTCGCCGACGCCCGGGCGGACCTCGCCCGCCTCAAGACGGAGACCGATGCCCAGCTGCACGAGCTGAAGGAGGTGACCGATGCCGCTCCGCCCGAGTACCAGGCCTGCATGGCTGTGCCTGTGCCTGCTGATGTTCAGCGCCTGCTCGTCTACGACGCCGGCGCCGCCACCGAAGGTGGTGACGGTGACGCAAGTGGAGCACGTGATTCCGCCGCCGGCGCTGACGGCGGACTGCGCGATCCCGCAGCCGGCCTCGGCCACGATCGTGCTCGGCGATCTGGTGCCGCTGGATCTCAGGCGGCTGCGGGCGCTGGTGGCCTGCAACGCACAGCTCGCGCGCCTGCGTGAGTACCTCGAGGCGGTAGCTGCCGAGCCCTGATCCATGGCCCTCACGACCTTCGAGCTCTCTGGCGTCGCGCATAGCGGCGACGGGTCCGTGCTCTCAGCCGCCACGGTCCACATTCAACTCGTCGACCAACGCGGCAACCCCGCTGCAGACTTCTTCACAGGGTCTCCGTCGGGCGCTCAACTGCCGATCGCTGTCACGGACGTCACGGACGCGAACGGCGCCTGGGCGGTGAGCCTGCCGTCCAATCTCGACGGAAACCAGGACACGCGCTACCGCGTCCGCATCGTGGATCCGGCCACGCGGCTGGCGCTGGTGGACGAAATCGTCCAGATGCCGCGAGCGGATTCGGTGCTTTCGGCGCTGGTGGACGCTACTGCCGTCACGCCGAGCCCACAGTCCGCTGCTGCCGCGGAGGTCGCGAAAGCGGCTGAATGGGCGAACAAGCCCGAGGACGTGCTCGTCTCCGCTGCCGCCGGCGGCGACGAGGCCGACGACTACTCCGCGAGGCACTTCGCGGCGAAGGCCGCGGCCAGCGCGGGCGGCGTCGCCGATCAGGTCGCGGCGGCATCGAATCACCGCACGACCGCGGAGCGGTTCGCGTCGGCAGCGGAGGACGTCGAGGTCGTCGACGCGGACACGTCGACCGGGACAGGCCTGTTCTCCGCGCTGCACCACGCTGCGAAGGCTGCAGCGCAGGTCGTCCTCGCCGCGGCGCAGGCGACGCTTGCCGGGCATCGTGAGACTACTGCGGCCCGCTTCGCTTCGGCAGCGGAGGACGTCGAGGTCGTCGACGCAGAGACAGGGCTCTCGACCGGCCTGTTCTCCGCGCTGCACTACGCGGCGAAGGCTGCAGCGTCCGCCGTGGCGGCGGCGGCCTCGAACACAGCGGCAGGCCTCCGAGTCAACTACGCGGCCGAGTGGGCGAACAAGGCCGAGGACGCTCTCGTCTCCGCGGACGCCGGCGGCGACGAGGTCGACGACTACTCCGCGAAGCACTTCGCCGCGAAGGCAAGCGCGGACCGCACGTTCGTCGCGGACAACCTGGCGAACGCGCTGTTCGTCCTCGAGCAGGACGGCGGCCGTCTCCGCGTCGCCACAGGAACCGGCTATACGCCGACGATCGTCACGCAGGCGGACGGCATCCGCACCATGCGCCTCACACTTCCGGAGTGACCCATGCCCGCCTATGACCTGGTGCTGTACGAGGAACTCGAGGAAATCGAGCAACGCCTCGTGGCCCTCGACGTGATCGACGAGGCCACCACTGCCCGCACCCTCACCGACGCCGACAACGGGCGGGTCATCCGCTGCACCAACGCGGCGGGCTGCGCGATCACGGTCGGAGGACTGGCCGACGGCTTCGGCTGCATGATCGTGCAGAAGGGCGCGGGCGTCGTGACCTTCGTCGCAGCCGGAGGCTCGACGCTGAACGCGTACCTCGGCGCAGCGCAGACCGCCGGCCTCAACGCCCAGGCGACGATCATCAAGGACGGTGACGGCGGGACCGAGTACCTGCTTGCGGGCGAGATCGTCTGAAGTGGCCGCTCTCGGTAAAGCCTTGGCACGCAACACGCGCCGAACGTGGTCGCCGCACGCGCTCTTCGCCAACGGCGAGGACGGCGCGCTTCTTCTGTTTGATCAGCCGGTGCGGTCGGGAGTCGCCGCGGTTGATGCGGGTGGCCGCTCTCCTGCCGCCGCTGGAGAACCGGTGGAGCGGGTCGTTTCAGTCAAGGACGGCCCGCTAGTGCTCGGGCCGGAGATCGTCAGCAATCCGGGCGCTCCGTTCGTGAACACGACAGGATGGCAGGCGACGGGAGCGTCTACGCCTGTGAGCATCGGCGTAGTTGACGGCGCGATCGAAGTGGTCGCGGATTCGCCGAACGGTGTGCGCTATTTCACGAACCTGGGCTCGCTTGAAGGTCCGGCTTTCTATTTTGTGGACATTGATCAAGATGGCAGCGTGGAGCTTCAGCTAACAGCCGACGCAGACGGATTCCCTCCTCAGTCACTTGTTACCAACGCCACGGGCAAAGAGCTTATCTTCGTAAGCAGCACTGGCACTCGCTACATACACATGCGAACGGCGGCGGGTAATACACAAACCCTGCGCGGCGTGAGCGTTCGCAAGGTGCTCAGCATTGTCGGCTATCAGGATTCTGCGTCGCTGCGTCCCACCGCGCAGAGCGTAGACGGCAATGGCGCCCTCGTCTTCGATCTCGTCGACGACGTGATGACCGCGACCTTCCCGTCCGGCTTCTCCGGTGACGTGTTCTTCGCAGGCCGGAACGGGTGCTGGATTGAACGCGACGTGACGGTGGCTGCGGGCGGGACGCTGGACATTGGTCCGGATGACGGCCCCGTCACTGCAGGGCTGCTGACCGCCCTGGGCGCCGTGATCGGCGTCGTCTGCGTAGATCACGCCATCACTGACACCGAACGCAACAACCTCGAAGCCTTTTTCTCGGCGCGTGGCGGCGCCTCGATGCTGGAGTCGATCCCATGACGAGCGCAGTTCTCATCATTCCCGCCGCTGTGCTCGACGACGCCAACGCTGTCGGCCTAGCTCTGGGCCACGGCCCGAACAACTACACCGTCCCGCTCGCGTCGGACGCGGACCCCGGAACGGTCACGCACTACGGGGCCCGAGCAGACGTGTCTTCGGAGTTCATCGCGGTCGTCGCAGCAGGCAAGGCCGGGACGCTGCCTCCGGTGGACTGGAGCGCAGTCGGCATTGACGAAACGCGGGCACTTGCTGTCGTGGACGCGCTGGTCGCTGACTTCGACGAGGCAGGCGCACACCCTTCGCCGCTGGCGCACTGGAGCGCCGCACTGGCCGCGCATGGTCTGGTGAGGTCGGCGACTTGAACCCGACGCATCCGGCGAAGCAGTACGCGGGGGAGCTGGCAGCCTGAGATGCCTGCCAGCATCTCGGTGCGCTCGGACTTCCAGGAGGTTCGTCGATACCTGTCGAGCGTGCAGCGCAGGCAGCTGCCGTTCGCGACCTGACGTGCCTCGCCGCGCTCACAAGCCCTGCTCGGCGCCAGGATGCTCTCGCTACTCGGTGCGCGATTCGCGCTGCGAGCAGCATCAACGGCCCGGGTGGGAGCGAGCACCTCGAGGGTCCCGGCACGAGCGTGGCTACGGATCGGCGTGGGTAAAGCGCCGACAGGGCGTCCTCACTCGCGACAGCTACGAGTGCCAGCGGTGCCTGCGCGCAGGGCGTCTGCCGCGCCGCGCGACTGAAGTCGATCATGTGGTGGCGAAGGCGCGAGGCGGCACGGACGACGACGAGAACCTCGAGGCGATCTGTTCAGAGTGCCATCGCGCCAAGACCGCCCGAGAGCGGAGCAATAGGTAGCGTCAATCGACATATGCCCGCACGCGATAAAGAGCGCGGGCGGGGGGATCAAAAGTCTAGGGAAGGCCCCTGGGGACCGCCGGGGGGATCTCCTCCTTCCTT